ATTGTAGACATTCAGAACACCAAACTCAATGGCCAACAGCAAAACATTGAGCTTGGCCCCTACGAAATCCCTGTTCTGGGTGAGGTGGTCCCTGTATGAGCATAAAAGATTTATGGCCACCGATAATGCAGGAGCTTGAAGAATTTCAAAAAATAGCGGGAATCGAAGAGCTATATTTTGGGCAACTCAAGCAGGAAATAAAAAACACTGTAGATGATCAGTTTATCTCAACGGCAACTGAAAAGGGTATCGCCAGGCGGGAAAAGATGCTGAAAGTTGTTCCTTTCGCTGACGATACTCTCGAAACAAGACGCCATAGAATACTGCTTAAATATCTGGATCAGCTCCCTTACACATACAAACGGCTTTTGCAGTACCTATCTTCTGTCAGCAGTAACTTTAATGTAGCCCTTAACAATGATGCCTACGAACTTTTCATCCAGATAGTATTAGCGGGTTATTCACAGCGGGACGATTTGGCCGATGTCCTGAGGCGAATGATCCCCGCTAACCTTGTTCTAAAAATGCAGACGCAGATTCCGCAGACTATTTTTCGGCCGGCTTTGGCTGTGTGTTCTGCGACTGTAACGATCAATAAGCATGAACACATTCCGCAAGGAGGTTAAAGTATGGCGCGATATAGATCAACTATAACAGACAAAGGAAGCGAAGTCTTGACGAATTTAATCGCCATAGGTTCGCAATTACAGATTACAAGGGCGGCCTGCGGTGACGGCATACCGGAAGTAAGTCCGAACACGTTAACTGCGCTTGTTTCGCCGATAACGGTTGACACCCAGGTTCAGGCAAAACAGTTTATACCAGGTGATCCTTCGATTATGAAGATACCTGTTCAGGTGACAAACGCCGACCTTGAATCGGCGGTATGGGTCAGGGAAATCGGAATATTTGCGCTTGACGAAAATAACCAGGAATTCCTTTTTGCTTATTCCTGGCTGGACGGTGAAGACAGCGACAACGTCCTTCCTGCAACGTCTTTCTTGGAAGACCCAGACAGTCCAGCCGACACGGTCCATATTCACGACGTGGCCCTGTTGGTCACCAACCAGGAAAACAGCAATATAACAATCCAGGTCGGCGCGGAGTCTTTCGTGACTACCGCCCAGATGATCGCCTATTCGGCGCCGCTTGTTCATACTCAACCGGCGGGGACGGTTATCGAATCGACAGGCCAGACTGTGGAAGAAACCCAGCGCCGACAGGACTATGACATAGAAGCGATTAAAGAACAGCTTGATACTGGCTTTGTGGGAACTTCTGTAACCCATACCTTTGCCCCTTCCCAGTTACCCTATTGGAAAGGTTATGACGGGACAGGACTTCCGGAAGGGGTCCTGGACACGGCAAGCAACAAGCTGTATCTATGAGCCACTTAATAAGGCGCATGGACGAACTGTTCTACAGCTTATTTTCTAAAGAATTGGAGGGTTATCATGGCAAAACAAATATCAACGTTGAACGTTGGCGACGTCGTGAAATCGGTCAACACAAAGTATTACAATAGCGTTATTCGCTTTATCGTCGGCCATAAGACCGCTAACAGGGTGAAGCTGATAACCGAAAAGATTATTACCCTGAAGTGCTTCGACGCAAAGGAAGCCAGCAACCCAGACAGCAATCGTAAGCAATACGGAAATAACCGTTACAGCGTGTCGAATATCGACCAATGGCTTAATAGCGCGGCAGGCGCTGGGGACTGGTACTCTAAAAGGCACGACTACGACGCCCCACCAACAAACGCGAACGTTTGGTCGAATTATAACGAATACGACGCTGAAGCTGGTTTTCTTTCTAACTTCGAAGAAGCCTTCCGGAATGCGATCCTGGATACCACGATCAGGGTTGCAAAGAATACCGTCACCGACGGCGGAGGGTATGAGGACATAACCAGGAAGGTATATTTGCTTTCGAATACCGAAGTCGGCCTGTCTAACGAAAACGGCATTGCCGAAGGTTCGAAATGGGACCTTTTCAGCGACAACAACAGCCGTAAAGCGTACCCGACGGCCGAAGCGGTTTCGAGGTCTGAATATACCAGTTCAAACCTAAACGCTTCGTCGCCCTGGTACTGGTGGTTAAGAACCCCGCGCGCCGGCTATTCGGGCGACGCGCGGATTGTCAGCACGGGCGGCACGCTGGGCTACGGCAACGCGTGCTACGGATACGGGGGCGTTCGGCCGGCTTTGGAAGTGGGTTCTGGAATCTTGGTATCTGATACAACGGATACTGATGGAGCGTACACGATTGTTTGGTGGACACCACCAAACTTAAAACCCAAAATAGGCGGAGTATACAAAAGCTATGATGATGGATGGGTAAAAGTAAACGGGGTCTGGAAACAGATAGACGAAATCCACGTTAAAGTAAGTGGCGCATGGAAAAAGTCAGAATAACATCACAGTAGGTACATTATGCGGCATAACCATGCCTCTCCCACAGGGGTGGTTTTGTATTGGAAAGGTGGTGCATAATGCGCCACAGAAAGGAGGAGGGACTATGTTTTCTGACGTAAAGCAAGATTCTTACTGGTATCCTTTGATTGAACGGTTTTACCGCATGGGGGTAGCTAATGGTTATCCTGATGGAACATTTAGACCAGACGCTCCTATTTCTAGGGTAGAGATGCTCGCCCTGTTGGAGAAATACCGCACACGGGGGTTAAGCCTTGTGAAATCCCTTTCTCCGTCGGTCATTAAAATCGAAGGCAGAAGGAAAGACGGCACAGGGGCGCTGGGCAGCGGGGTTATTCTTGACAAGGACGGCTATATCGCCACTAACGCGCATGTTGCAATGGACGGGATAGACCCGTGGCACACTTTACACGTTACCCTTGATAGCGGCTCCACGGTGTACCCAGCTACAGTCCTGAGGGGAGACTTCACTCAAGACATCGCTATTATTAAAATCAACGCAGACCCTTCCCTGTTACAACCTGTCCGGGTAGCTTCTTCTATAGAGCTTTTAGACGAAGTATATTGTATCGGTAATCCTTTAGGTTACACTGATACCGTCACCGCAGGCAGGATTAGCTGCGTGAAGAGGGAACTGCAAGGTACTGAATGGATTCAGACCGACGCCGCTATTAATCCCGGCAACTCTGGGGGCGGGGCATTTAACTTCATGGGGGAACTCATTGGGCTGCCTACATGGGTTGTCGTTTGGGCGGACTCCGCCAAGACTATCCCTGTAAACAACGTCGGTTTTATTACGCCACACTATAAAGTGCAAGAGCTGTATCATCTAGCCCACGCAGGCAAAGTGGGATTTTCTGGCGAACCTGTGGCATTTATTGTATAATATAGTTGAAAGAGGGTGAATATTATGGCACAGTCTGTTGATTGGGATGACATTGCCCGGAAGCTGCAAAGTTTATACGATAGGAATAAGCCCGGGGGTATAGCGGGCGTTACGGGGGATAGTCTACGGCAAACGGCGCAGTCACAAATAGCTCCTCCTCCGCAGGCTCCTACTACCACTACTATTCCGGAAGGGTACCTGCCTGTAAGGGCATGGGGGGAGGGAGCAGGGTTAGAGGTTGGGTGGACAGGGCAAGCTCCCACACTAGGAGGGCAGCCGCTTTCTAATTTTATTAATATAGACGGGCGTACTTATGCACCGCGAGATGTTTTGGAGCAGTATCGCCCGAAGCCTCCGCAGCAAGATATTTTGGAGCAGTATCGCCCGAAGCCTCCGCAGCAAGCAGCCGCTCCTGTAGACATAAATGATTATCTTTCCAGAGAGAGGTTTCAGTCTCCGGAAACACTTAAAGAATACGTTAACGCTATTATAGAATCCCAGCAATCCATGATAGATACTATGCTGGATAACGCCATGAAGAGAGCCGCCGTAGCGGGGGCGAATAGAGGAATCTGGAACTCCGGGATTCAGGCGGAATTAGAAAACCAGTTAATGTCCGAGATTATGTCCGGGATACAATCTCAGGCGATACAAGACGCATTGCAGTACAGCGCCCTTGCCTTAGAGGAGCGGAGGCAAACCGTTGACCAGTATCTTGCTGACTTAGAACGAGCAGAGAAAGCTCGGCAATTCGACCTGTCTCATGCTTTGAGTGAAGCAGAGGCGAGAGGTTATATTGATGGCAGTCCCACAGCGTATATGATGGGAGTTCTAAGTGATGCCTTGTATAAAAAAGGCTCTTTAGAGAATGAGGCTGCCTCTTTAGACTATTACCGTGCCCGAGATGAAGGTGAACTGGCGTACAAATACGCCGCTTTAGCGCAAGCGGCGCGTGAGGCTGCTGCAGATAGGGCTTTGCAGGAAACGTTACATAGATTAGGAATTGAGGCTTCTACTGACGAGGACGTAATTAATGATACTATACTACGTCTAATAACCGAATATCGTGAGAAGTTAGCCTCAGT